GCTAGAAAGGCCCTAGAAAGCCGTCTAGTTCCCAAAGGATTTATCTCGAAGATTAATTCCATTACCCGCATCGATCCCGTAGTGATCCATTTTTCTGACATACCGGGGAAGGGAAAATCCTTTCTTACCAATCAAGTCTCCAAAGAAATTTGTCGACGATTTGGTTACATTAAGAATTCTCTCTATATCCGAAATGTTGGGACAGATCACTGGGATGGCTACAGTGGTCAATTCATTGCAGGTATCGACGACGCATTCTCCGAACGCGACTCGAGCTGCACCGATGATTATAAATCTGTGTTGAACATTTGTTCCAATAATGACTTATATTTACCAATGGCAAAAATCAATGAGAAAGGGATAAAATTTACTTCACAGTTTCTTTTACTCTCCTCAAACGTCTTCGCCCTGGGTCATCAAATGAATTGCCCTGCAGCCTTATATCGGCGACTCTTTCCATATTTCAAGATTGATTTTAATCGATCCCAAAATGTGTATTCGATTCGCAGATATAAAGGTGTGCCAACATCTTCAATCCACGACCTACCTGCTTCAGCACTAGACTTCCATTTACAGAATGTCAGTCTCAGTGAAGCAGTCAGTGCAATTGCAGATTTGGCAATTGAGAAGTACAGAGAGAATGTTGAATCCGTTAGCAAGATCGATGGTATTAATTATCAATCTAGTCAATGGTTCCAACCGATTGGAAAACAACAAGACTTTACCGGTGTTAATATGGGATATTCCTATCCTCTATTCCCACCTAAGGAAAATCGAGTTGAAGCTTTCGCTCTCCCTGAACCACTCAAAGTCAGAATGATAACTAAAGGACAAAAAGATGCCTGGGCACTTAAACCATTTCAATTAGCGATGGCTAAAGCGTCCAAGACTTTCCGTTGTCTCAAGTTAACTCAAGGTGCAGAGATAGATCCGAATGATCTCACGAAGGGTGAATTTTACCTTAGTGGTGATTATGAAGGAGCTACCGATGGACTTCATTCTGATGTAATGGTAACTGTCATTAGTGAATTTAAGCGAATATTCGCCGATAACCCCGTCCTATGTCGATATCTCGACTGGGAAGGGGGGAAACATATCGTTGAATATCCGAAATGGACCAATATTGATCCAATAGTTCAGAATAATGGACAGTTAATGGGTAGTCTTCTCTCTTTCCCGATCCTTTGTCTAGCGAATGCGACAACTATCGGTCTAGCCTCTCGAACAGAAAAGCTATCCGATGTCCCCGCGCTAATCAATGGAGATGATATATTGTTTAAAGGTAACGAACGATTAATTCGATCATGGAAAAGTATTTCCACTAAGATGGGTTTAAAGCCATCGCTTGGAAAGAATTACCAGAGTCGAGTTTTTGGTTCTATTAACTCACAATTGATCATCAAAGGGAAATTACAGAAAACAGGTTTACTAAATTTGCTCAATCGAAATGAGAAAGAGATTGGTTCATGTTTCCGTGATTTTATGGAAGCATATCCCGATTTCCCCGTCAGTTCGATTGTTAAATGTAACCCTGTTAGTCTGAAGAAGACTTTAAGGTCATTAGATGTTCCAATGAGTCATGGTGGTCTGGCGAATCGATTTAATTCTCAATCGAGTATCCGTTCCATAAACTCACTAACTAACCGTCAAATTTATCTTTATGATATCTTTAATAATGGAAAGTTTTTGGATCCAACTAATCTCCCCAAGGTATCATCTAGAAGTTATATAGATGACTTAAATTTTGAATTCCCTTTGGATCTCATGACATATAAATATTTGACCAAACAGTCATCTATTGGTATATCAGAATTCCAAATAAAGAAAAGTTTAGGATCACCTATCGGGGAAAAGGATTTTATCTATGGAGATAAATTAATTTCCATCGACTTTGATTTCCGAGATTTTCACAAATTTCAAAAAACAATATCGAAAAATCCTTTCCTTCGTTCACTTCTTAACGGACTTGACCTTACAACCGCCCCACCTACATCTCTATTTAAACATATTGATGTAAGAGTTACGAAGAAGGATATACCAGCTCTTCTTAATTTACGTAATTCTATAGTTAAACGATCTCTTACGAGATTGAATAATTCTAGATTAGCGTTTAATCTTAAGTCGAACATAGTAAGTAGCCGAGCTCGTGGAGACATCGATCTCCCCGGAGAGCCAACACTAATTAGTAGAACGAGATTACCGACAAACATCTGTAATAAGATGTCCACGCAATCGAAAACGAATTCTAACCTTATCCCGGAGACCCAGACAAGACTGTCTAGGACCCTGAGAAGTCCTCGCGGACCGGAAAGGAAGGAATTGGGCCATCAAAG